ACCGCGAGGTATGGCTGTTTGGCACCCAATCGGTTGAAGTTTGGTACGACGCAGGCGACACGCCGTTCCCTCTGGCTCGCATCCAAGGTGCGGTCAACGAGATCGGCTGCGCAGCGACCTTCTCAGTGGCTAAGATGGACAACTCGCTGTTCTGGCTAGGGTCGGATGCCCGTGGCCAAGGCGTGGTGTTCCGTGCCAACGGCTACACTGGCCAGCGTATTTCAACCCACGCAGTCGAGTTTGCCATCCAGAGCTACGGCACTATCTCAGACGCAATCGCTTTCACCTACCAGCAAGACGGCCACGCTTTCTACGTGCTGACCTTTCCGACTGCTCAGAAGACTTGGGTGTTCGATGTGGCCACAGGTGCCTGGCATGAGCGCGCTGGGTTTGCCAATGGCCAGTTCATCCGTCACCGTGCAAACTGCCAGATGTTCTTCAACAACGAAGTGGTTGTTGGCGACTTCCAGAACGGCAAGATTTACGCTTATGACCTCAACGTGTTTGCTGACGACACGTTGCCACAAAAGTGGCTGCGGTCATGGCGGGCGCTGCCTACCGGCCAAAACAACTTAAAGCGTACCGCCCAACACGCCTTGCAGCTTGAGTGCGAAACGGGCGTGGGCATTGTGACCGGCCAAGGCAACGACCCACAGGTCATGCTGCGCTTCTCAGATGACGGCGGTCACACATGGTCGAACGAGAAGTGGGCGGGCATGGGCAAGATGGGCAATTACGGGTTTAGAGCGTTCTGGCGTCGTTTAGGCATGACTGACAAGCTGCGTGACCGCGTGTACGAGGTATCAGGCACTGACCCCGTCAAGATCGCCATTATGGGTGCCGAACTCGCGTTGACCGGCACCAATGCCTAACCCAGATAACGAACCGCAGATACCTAAGAACCAGTCGCCGATCTCCGACGACCGGACGGGTATGGTCTCGCGTGACTGGTACCGGTTTTTTTTAAACCTGCTCAATAAGGCCAACCAAGGCGGCGGCGGGTCAGGCACGGTCACATCGGTCAATGTATCGGGCGGCACAACGGGTTTAACAACCTCTGGCGGGCCTGTAACAACCTCCGGCACCATCACCCTAGCTGGCACCTTAGACGTCGATAATGGCGGCACAGGCGCCACTACAGCAGCGAATGCCCGCACTAACTTGAGCGTGCCCAGCACAACAGGTTCTGGCGCGTCTGGTACGTGGGCTATCGACATCACCGGCAATGCGGCCAATGTCACAGGCACAGTAGCGATTGCTAACGGTGGCACCGGCCAAACTACGGCAGCGGCGGCCATTACGGCTTTAACAGGCACGCAGACGTCAGGCTATTACCTGCGCTCAGATGGCACTAATGCGGCTCTGGGCGCTATTCAGGTTGCGGACGTACCGACGCTTAATCAAAACACGACAGGCCAAGCAGGCAGCGTAGCCAATGCCTTGACCGCAGGCACGGGTATCTCGTACAGCGCCGGCACGACCTATAACGGCTCAACAGCTATTACGATTAACAATTCGGCGCCAGACCAGACGGTGGTGTTGACCGGCGGCACAGGCATCAGCACGTCGGGCACGTACCCCAGCTTTACGATTACCAATACCCTGCCTGACCAAACGGTGTCGCTAACCGGTGCGGGCACAACTAGCATTTCGGGCACGTACCCCAACTTCACCATCACGTCGAATGACCAGTACGTGGGTACGGTCACTAGCGTGTCTGGCACCGGTACGGTCAACGGCATTAGCCTGTCTGGCACGGTCACATCTAGCGGCAGCTTGACTTTGGGCGGCACGCTGTCAAACGTCAGCTTGACCACGCAGGTAACTGGCACGCTGCCGATCGCCAACGGCGGCACAGGCCAGACGACTGCCAGTGCAGCCTTTAACGCCTTGTCGCCTGTCACCAGCACGGGCGATCTGATCCTTGGTAACGGCGTCAACAGCTCGACCCGCCTGCCGATTGGTGCTAATACCTACGTGCTGACATCGAACGGCACGACAGCCTCTTGGGCGCTGCCGACCGGTTCGGGCGCAACGATTACGAACGACACGACTACAGCCACGAACGTCTACCCGACGTTTGCAGCTGCCACGTCCGGTTCGCTGTCGACCATCTATACCAGCAACGCCAAATATCTGTACAAACCTAGCACAGGTGAATTAACATCGGAGCATTTCGTAGCGGGCAATGGTATATTTGTCAATAGTTTAACTATTGACACCAGCTACACAATTGCTGCAGGCACCTCCGGTATGTCGGCAGGCCCGATAACAGTGGCCAGCGGCACTACGGTGACAGTCGCCAGCGGTTCACGATGGGTGGTGGTGTGAACGCGGTTGAGATATTTAACCCCGACAGCACGGCGGTCGTTACGCCGGAATTGATGCGGCAGAAAGTCGTGGCGCTGCAGGATGAATTGCTGCAACTGCCGCAGGCTGATATTGTGACGACACACACGTTTTTACCAGGCGTGTACGAGCGAAAGATTACGATACCGCCGTGGACAGTATTGACGGGCGCAGCGCACAAAACGGACTACCGCGTGCGGTTAGAAAAGGGCACAATTGCGGTAAACCGTGACACGGAAGTTGTTGTGCTAACCGCGCCGTGTGAGTTTGATGCAAAAGCAGGTGAGCAGCGCGCAGGGCGAGTGTTTGAAGATGAAGTTGTCTGGGTGGACATTTACCCCAACCCCGACGATTGCCAAGATATACCGACATTAGAAGACAGACTGTACGTTGTGCCGGAATGTGGGTTAGGCGATACTCGACGCCAATTAGCAATTGAATCGGCGCGCGCAGACTATCAGTTGTTTTTAGCGCAGTTAGGGGTGGATCAACCCACAATGGACGCCATAGTGACCATTGAAAGTGATCTGATTGATATGCCGGAAGGGCACGATGTAGAGTTAAAAGCGTCGCCAGTGCATGGTATTGGCATGTTTGCTACACGATACTTTTTTGCAGGCGAAGTTATTTGCCCTGGTCGATTGGATGGTAAACGCACCCCAGCTGGGCGCTACATCAACCATTCGCACGATGCAAATGTAATGCCGTACAAGTTTGGTGATGATTTATACGTAATTGCTTTAAAAGATGTGGGCGTCGGTAACGAACTTTTTATTGATTATCGAGATGCTGTAGGCACAAATTTTGGCTTTTACTTACCCAAGGAAACAACATGTCAGGATTTATAGCAGGTAGCGTAATTAGTGGCGGCGCGTCTTACGCTGGCGCTAGAGAACAAGCTAAAGCCGCCGACCGCGCGACTGCCGCGCAAGAGCGCGCGTTTAATCGTCAGATTGAACTGCAAGAGCCTTTTCGCCAAGCAGGTGTCAATGCGCTGCCTGAGTTGATTGAAGCCTCTCGCTACACCCCATTTGGTATGGAACAATTCCAAGCTGATCCCGGCTACGGTTTCCGTCTCAAAGAAGGGTTGCGCGCGCTAGAGAATAGCGCAGCCGCACGCGGGGGGCTGTTGTCGGGCAACGCCATGCGCGGCATAACGCGCTACGGTCAAGGGCTGGCGTCAGATGAATACACAAACGCATTTAACCGCTATCAAGCAGAACGCGCGGCTCGTTTAAACCCGCTGCAAAGCTTAGCGGGCATGGGGCAATCTAATGCGGCAACTATGGCGCAACAAGCAGGTCAGTATGGTCAGAACATGGCTGAAAATGCTTACATGCGCGGTAATATGCGCGCGTCTGGGTACGCAAACGTAGCCAACGCATTAACGGGTGGTCTGAGTGGGTACTTAAACCGGCAACAGACTCAAGACTGGATGGATCGCGTGATTCCACCAAAAACACCCGCTGCTCAAACGCCTTATACAAATACGTTTATGTTTCAAAATGACGTGAGTAATTTTGAAGGTATTCCGGGCATGGGAGGGGGTTAAATTATGGCCGGTATTGACTACAACATCTTAGGGCAAATTAAGCCGTTTCAACTTGAATCGCCTATGAACGCTATGGCGCAAGCCATGCAGTTGCGCGGGTTGCAAGAAGCTTCGCAGATGAATGCGTTAAAAGCGCAAGAGTACCAGCAGCAAGTGCAAGAAAAAAATGCGCTGGCTAGATTGATGGGCAGCGGCATACCTTATGGATCAGATGAATTTTTTAATCGGCTTTCTGTTGAAGCGCCTAGTTATGTTGAGCCAATTGCTAGTGGCGTAGAAAAGCGCCGAAGTGCACAGGCGCAACAGGAGCTTGCACTTTCAACAAAACAAAAACGCGAACAAGAGAAGGAAGAAGCTGAAAGAAAATTTAAGGAAGCTAGACGCGGCAACGCATTTCGCTACATTGCTAACGCACAAGATTTTAAGCAAGCAGCTAGTTTGGTTGAACGGTCTGTGCGAAATGGCGATATTAGCCGTGAAGAAGCAGACGATATGTTAGCGCCGCTGTATGCTTCGGGGCAGCCTGACATGGGTCAATTTAGAGCTAACGTTCTGACCGGCTTGTTGCCTGCAAAAGAAGCGTTGACTGCAGGATATGATGTTGAAAAAGCAGCGTTAGACGTTGATAAAGCAAAGCAAGATTTTGCAAAAGCAAAGTTTGGTTTTACGACTGAGCAGATTGATACGCGGCGAAAACAGTTCGACCAAATTTACCCAACAATTAGCATTTCGTCAGAAGCTGACGTTGAAGCTCGTATTAGAGCGCAAGCCGAAGACCCAGTACTTGGCCCCTTGATAAAACAGTTTGGGTCAGTTGAACAGCTTATTGCGCGCGACAAAAATGAGTTTAGAAACAACGCGCCTGGTTATAAAGCGCGTTTGTCTGGCGTGCCTACCGCCGACATTTTAAAAGCCGTTGAAGAACGCGATAATGAAGCCTATCGCATCTATCGACTTAACGAAATTTATGCTGGGCGTCAGCCGCTTGACAAAGAATCTTTCCTTAAAAACCGAAACGCATTGCAAACAACAGCGCCAGCACCGGCAGCAGTTTCGGCAACAGCTACAACATCGGAAGCGCCGGCAGCAGTTACTACTGCGGCTGACGGAACCCGAGTAATGCCCAACGTTACTGTGGCGGGTCAAACTGAAGGGTTTGATTACCTTGACCCCACAGCTAAACGGCTACTTCAATTAGCTGCTGAAACTAAAGATTCAACTGAAGCTACTGGGTTAAGAGAGACTGCCGGTAAAATTCAAACCGCGTTTGAAAAAGATCTTGAAGAACAACGAAAAGGAAAGCGGCTTACAGGTGATTTCTTAAACGTAACAATAGCGGAAGACTTAATAGCCGAGCTTGAAAAGAATCCGAATCCAGTTAATCTGAAAAAGATAGCTAATTTGCGGGCACAGATTAAAGCCGCAAATGAGGGTAAAGCGCCTAAAAATTACAACGTCATTAAAATGCCTCCCGGGCCAAAAGCCGTTGATGAAAAATACGCGCAGGATTATCTTGATTGGACACAAGGTGGCGGCGCGGATGCTGCTGCAAATTCGGCTCAAATTAAGATGGTTTTGGATCGTTTTGCAAATGGCGAAATATTGTCCGGCCCGTCTATTGGTTTAGCGCCTGATTTCTTTAACGCGTTGGTAAATCCAGAAGCGTTGGGGGCTAAACAAGCCGTGCAAGAAGTTGTGCAACGTAACTTGCGCGCGGTGTTGGGCGCACAGTTTACGCAAGTTGAAGGTGAGAATTTGGTTAACCGCGCTTTTGATCCGCGCCTTAAACCACAAGAAAACGCAAAACGTCTGCGCAAGTTGTTCTTGCAAATGCAAACGGCTGCAAACCAAAAACAAGCAATGGCGGAATACTACGAAGCCAACGAAACGCTTCGCGGCTTTAAAGGTAAGCAACCCAAGATGCAAGACTTTTTTAACGTGCTTACCGCGCCTGACGCGCCGCCTAAAGGCTCTGTTGATGTTATGGTGGACGGAAAAATGCACCGGTTTAAAAGCCAAGCAGATTTGGAAGCGTATAAAGCCAAAGGTGGAAAGGTGGATAAATAATGGCCACCAACGATGAATTGCTAAAAGAATTTGGCGCGGTAGAAGTACCTACCCCTGACAGCTCGTCCAAAAACGAAACCTTACTAAAGCAGTTTGGCGCGCAAAATATCGCGGAAGAGGGGTTACCTTTACCGCGCCGTCAATACTCATTAACGGAAGCCGCTTATGAAGCACCTTTTAGCGCAACCGAAGATGTAATAAAGCAGGGAAAAGCGTTATGGGAAGCGGTTAATAACCCCGCGCAAACAATAGGCGGCCTGTTTGACTTGGCGGCAGGCGCATTGCGCGAGACAGTGCCTACGCCTGTGCGTAAAATTGTCGATTATTTTGATTCAAATCCTGAAGCTGCTACGCGGGCTAGCGCTGCTGCAAAAGCGGTTGGGGGTGAATACGCAGAAAATTACGGCAGTTGGGAGGCTATTAAACGCAGCATAGCCGAGCGGCCTGTATCGACAATTTCTGATCTTTCTTTGCTGCTTAGTGGTGGGGCGGGCATTGCCAAACTAGGCGCCAAAGCAACCGCCGCTGTGCCTTCTGTATCCGCGCCGTTGGCAAGCACCGCGTCTATGCTTCAGACTGGCGCACGTCGCACTGACCCATTTTCAGCTATTGCTCCTGCAGTAGAAACTGGCGGCAAAATGGTAGGTGCTGGAACTAACTACCTTAACCGCGTGATGAACCCTAAGTTCGCCGCATTGGTCGACGCAACCGAGGGTCGAGGGCAAGCAATTGTTAACGCGCTGCGTAATTATGATGAATATGTGCAAGGTGGTATGCCGACTGCTGGCGTAGCAGCATCACCTGTCGGCTCTACCCGATACGCCGCGCTCCAACAAGAAGTCGCAAACCGCCAGGCGATGACTACGCCGTACCGTGAGCGCGATATTGCTAATAAAGCAGCCCGCGAACGCGCGTTGGGCACCATCGCGCAAGATGATGTTGCGATGGCTGCAGCAATAAAAGACAGAAAAACTGTGTCTGACCCCCTCTACAAAGCCGCTGAACAGGGTGTGGCAGACGTTAGTGGTGTGGTAAAAGTTGTAGACGATTTAATCGCAAAAAATCCAGGTAACACCGAGTTGCTGCGCGAGATGCGTGAGATTCGACGCGGGTTGACTGCCGATAAAAAGACGGGCGTGCTGCGCACGGATGCCAAAGAAATTACGTCAGTTATTGACGGCATTAAAGCTCGTCTAGCAAAAGAAGATAATAAATTTATTAAAGGGCAGCTCAAAGAAGTGCGTGAGTTGTTGGCTGATGCCGTGCCCGGCTACCGCGCCGCGCAAGAGTCTTTTGGCCAAGCTAGTAAGCCCATCAACATTATGCAAGTCGGCCAGTATCTTGAAGGTAAACTTAAACCTGCGATAGAAACACCAGTAGCCGAAAGCGCGGGTAGATTTTCTCAAGCATTAAAAGATGCGCCTACAACCATAAAACGATCTACCGGCCAAAGTCGGTTTCAGCAATTGTCAGAAATACTGACGCCCGATCAAGTTAAAATTGTTGAAGGTATTAAAAAAGACTTAGCGCGTGAAGCTGAATTTACATCGCAAGCCACCGCAGGAACTAAAGGCGGCAAAGCGGTGCCCGCTGCGGAATTGTCTAAATCACCTGCGTTTTTTAGCAAAATTGTGACACTTGCCAACACCATCATAGACAGTTTACAAGGTAGGATTAACGAAAAGGTGGCAATAGAATTAGCAACCGAAATGCTTGATCCTAAACTGGCAGCTGACGTACTTGAAAAAGCACTCGCCCGGCAGGCTAAAGGTGAGCGTTTGGCCGATCCGTTTCAGCGGGTTGGACGTGGCGCGTCGCGTATGATGCGTGGTGAAACGGGGCTTGGTTTACGTTCGCCATTGACACTAGGCGGCGTGCAAGTTAGTAACGCTTTGGCGCCGGAAAACCAGAACAATCTTAATCGTAGGTGATAAATGGCATCCCTAACCCCAACACCCAAGCAGCAGTTCTTCGATGCCAACGGTAACCCGCTGGTAGCCGGTAAGGTCTACACCTACGCCGGGGGCACGACGACACCGATTGCGACCTACACCGACCAGGCAGGCGGCACGGCCAACACGAACCCGATTATTCTTGACTCGCGTGGCATGGCCAACATCTGGCTGCAGCCAACGATCGCGTACAAGTTCTTAATCACTGACAGCAACGACGTCACCCAGTACACCACGGATAATATCCTAGTGCCTGTGGACAACCTGTCGTTCGGCTCGCCACCCCCGATCGGTGACGTAGCGCCTAACACGGGCGCGTTTACCACCCTGTCGGCAACACAGGACGTCACCTTCTCCGGCTTTGGCTACGTGCAGATGCCCGTGGGTGCCACGACCGACCGCCCTAGCTCGCCAGCTGAAGGCATGTTCCGCTACAACAGCACGCTGGACGTCTTTGAGGGCTTTAGCAATAGCCAGTGGGGTCAGGTGGGCGGTGCGGCAGGCGCGACCGGCGGCGGCAACGACGAGGTCTTTATCGAAAACGACCAGACGGTCACGATCAGTTATACAATTCCGGCTACCAAGAACGCCATGACCACCGGCCCAATCACGCTAGGCGGCGGGTTTGTTGGCACGGGTAGTATTGCAGGCACGACATTGACGATCGACACGGCTACCTCTGGCGCTATCGCGGTAGGGTCGACGATTGCTGGTTCAGGCATCACGGCAGGTACGGTCATTACGGCCTTGGGTACAGGCACCGGCGGTATTGGCACCTACACGGTCGATGTGTCGCAGTCGGTGTCGCTGACCGCGATCACTGCAGCGGTAATTGTCACCGTCTCATCCGGCAGTCGCTGGGTAGTTTTGTAAAGGATAAATCATGGCTTCAGTAGTTCTCTCAGGCGACACAAGCGGCACGATTACGGTGTCTGCCCCTGCTGTCTCTGGCAGCAATACGCAGACGTTGGTGGCAACCACAGGTACGCTAGCCCCGATTGTGTCGGGTACGGCTGTTACTACTACAGGCGTAGCTAGCGTTGACTTTACTAGCATTCCGTCGTGGGTAAAACGCATTACGGTAATGTTTAACGGGTTGAGTTTTAGTGGAACATCAATTCCAATGGTTCAATTGGGCGACGCTGGCGGTTTTGAAATAACAGGTTATGCCGGCGCGGCGTGGATCGCTAACACTACAAACTCTGCAATGTCGTCTGGGTTTTTAATTTCTGGGGCAAGTGACGGAACTTATATCTACTCAGGGTCTATGACTATCACCTTGATTGGCTCAAATGCTTGGGCTGCGTCTGGGTGTTTTGCTTTAACTAACACCGCCGTAGTTACTGTACTAGGTGGTGCAAAAACCCTTTCCGACACGTTGACGCAAATCCGCATTACTACCGTTGGCGGGGCAAACACCGTTGACGCGGGCACCATCAACATCCTTTACGAATAAGAGGTCATCATGCACAGAATCGTGGTCGACGTACAAACTGGTCAAGTGACCCAAGTCGAATTGACAGCTGAAGAAATCGCGGCGATTGAGGCTGCACAAGCGCCTGTCGAAGCGCCTGTTGAAGCGCCTGTCGAGACACCGGCTGAACCTTCTGCGGAGCAATAATTATGGCTGTTACTCTTAACGCATCTACTTCATCTGGCTATATTCAGACTGCTGATACCAGCGGCGTATTGACTTTGCAAAATAACGGCACAGATGCCGTAACAGTCACTTCTGGCAACGTGGGAATTGGCACAAGTTCGCCAGCGCAGAAACTTCATGTTCAAAGTTCTGGCAATACTTATTTAAGAATACAAGACACGTTAGCAAACGGTTACAACGCGGCAACTTTATACGCCAATGACCAAAGAACATTTCGTGTTGGCGTTCTTGGCACTGTTGGTGGTTTTACAAACGGCGCTTTAATTGTCTATGATGAAACCGCCGCTACTTATCGAATGGTCATTAATTCTACTGGCGAAGTAATTGTTGGAGGAACAACCGACCAAGGTGCATATAACCTGCAATGTAACGGCACAGGAGTTTGGGGTGCTGGTGCTTATGTCAATGGTTCAGATGAACGCATTAAAGAAAACATTACGCCAATTGTTTCTGGTCTGGATGTTGTCACTAAACTAAACCCTGTCACTTACCGTTACAAGGAAAGTTGGTCAAAAGACCGAAACATTCAACCCGGTTTTATTGCTCAAGAAATGTTGGTAGCAATGGAAGGTGAAGATTACGTTGATGGCGTTGTGATGCAAGGTGGGGCAGAAAATTACTATAGCGTTGCATATCAAAATGTTATTCCGCTTTTAACCAAAGCCATTCAAGAACAGCAAGCCATGATCGAAGAACTGAAAGCCAAAGTAACAGCACTTGAAGGGAAATCATAATGGCAGTCACGATCAATGGTAGCGCAGGGGTCATTACGAACAGCGGTGCTGTGTATGACAGCATTCAGCGTGGTACGGTAGTAAGTGCTTCCGGCACATCCGTAGAGTTTACAAGCATCCCGTCTTGGGTGAAGCGCATTACTGTGATGTTTAGCAGTTTAAGCACTAACGGGGCAAGTGCCCCTCAAATTCAAATTGGTTCAACTACCTATGTAACTTCTGGGTATTTAGGTGCAGCCATGTCTGGCGCTGAAGTTACTAATAATTCATCCGGGTTTTTGCTAAATTCAGCAACGTTTATCTCATCTGGCGTTTTGTCTGGTGGCCTTATTCTTAGCAATTTAAGCGGAAACGTATGGGTTGCTTATGGGGCGTCTGGCAGAAGCGATATTGCGCGAGGTTTCTCACTTGGTGGCGTACTGACAACTTTGTCCGGCACTTTAGCTCGAGTGAAATTAACCACTGTCAACGGCACAGACACCTTCGACGCTGGCACAATCAATATCCTTTACGAGTGACGCATGGATTCGCAAGTGCTTTTTAATATCGCTGTTGCGATCGCGGGCTTCTTCGGCGGCTGGGTGTTGAACAACATTCACCGCTCGATCGACCGGTTAGACGTGGATGTGCGTGCCATGCCGCACGTTTATGTCACCCGTGAGGACTACAAGGACGACATGCGCGAAGTCAAAGAGATGCTGGGCAAGATATTTGACCGACTAGAGGCCAAGCAGGATAAATGATCGATCCGGTGACCATCGGCTTGGCCATTGCAGGCGTCAAGGCGGTTGTCACTGGCGTCAAAGAAGCGGCTGCGCTTGCCAAAGAAGCGTTTGACGAGATCAACGGTGCAGTCGAGTCTGGCAAGACCTTGGCCGACTCTATGTCGGGCGTCACTAAGTTCTTCTCAGCTGCCGGCAAGTACGAGACCAAGCGCAGTCAGCTTGAAGAGGCCAAGGTCGCCCAAGAGGCTGCAGTGGCCAAAGGCGAGCCGGTGCCCGACTACGTATCAGATGCTGAGTACGTCATGGAGCTGATGATTATTGATCGTCAGATCAAGCAGTATTACGACGACATCAAGCACATCTTCACCTACCATTTTCAAGAAGCCGGCATGTGGGACGAGTTCTGGCAACGCATGGGCAAGCTGCGAGCCGAACGCGAGGCCAAGGCCGAAGCAGCTAGGCAGGCTGAGACAGAGAAGCGCCTGCATGAGAAGACCTTAGAGATGAAGAAGCGCCGCGAACGGCAGCGCCTAATAGATAGTGTTGAAACAGTAGGTGCAGGTATCGTTATCGTCATTATTATTTTAATGTTCTGCTGGGCTATACGGTGGATGTTCCAACAAGGAGGTTGACATGCTAGGACTTGACGCGCTGCTGGGTATTGGCGGCAAACTGATCGACAAACTGATCCCTGACCCTGAACAGAAGGCCAAGGCGCAGCTAGAACTCGCCAAGATGGCGCAAGATGGTGAGCTGGCCAAGATGGCCAACGAGACCGACTTGTACAAGTCGGAACAAAACAACCTGACCGACCGGTTAAAAGCCGACATGGCCAGCGACAGCTGGCTGTCAAAAAACATCCGTCCGTTGACGCTGGTCTACATTCTGGTCGCCTACATGGCGTTAGCGATCCTTGACGCTGCGCTGGTTGATATCGCCGACTCGTTCGTCGAGCTGCTAGGTCAGTGGGGCATGCTGGTGATGTCGTTCTACTTTGGCGGCAGAACGCTTGAGAAGATCATTGATATGCGAGCGAAAAAATGACGTGTTCCGTAGAAAACTGCGGAACTAAAGCACTAGCAAAAGGCATGTGTAACGCGCATTACATCCGCGCTCGGCGCGGAAAAGACTTGGTGCCGCCCGTGCAATATCACAACCCTAGTAAACTTTGCGTTGAGTGCGGCGCGCCAACAAAAAACAAAGGTGGTAACGGGTTGTGCGCAACGCACTACAAGATGTACCGAAGGCTTGTCTTAAAAACTAAGTTGATAGATTTGTTAGGTGGTAAATGTGAAATGTGCTACGGCGTTTTCCACCATTCAGCGTTTGATTTTCACCATAAAGAAAACAAACTGGAAGATTTAAGCGCTATGTTTGGTAATCGCGCGGAAAAAGATATTTTTGAGGAAGCTAAAAAATGCACTTTGTTGTGCGCTAATTGTCATAGGATCCACCATGCAAGAAAATTTCGACTCAGCATTGAAGATGATTTTGAAGCACGAAGGCGGTTACGTTCATCACAAACTTGACCCAGGCGGCATGACCAACTTGGGCGTCACCAAGAAAGTGTGGGAAGAATGGGTCGGCAAAGCTGTTGGCGAAAGCGAAATGCGGGCGTTGACCCCGGCTACAGTGGGGCCGATGTACCGCAAGAAATACTGGGATGCGGTCAAGGCCGACGAGCTGCCAACGGGTCTGGACTATCTGATGTTCGACTTTGCGATCAACGCTGGCCCTGGCCGTGCAATCAAGACCATGCAGAAAGCGATCGGAACGACACCTGATGGCGCCATCGGCCCCAAGACCATGCAGGCGTTGAAAGACGCCGATCAGAAGGACTTGATTGCTAAGTTCAGCATGGAGAAGGAGCTGTTCTACAAGGCGCTCCCGACGTTCGCAACCTTTGGCAAAGGCTGGATGCGTCGGGTAGCAGAGGCGCAATCACATGCGGTGACGATGCTGGCGTAACTGCCGGCAGACCTCACGGTCGCGTACCGACATGTCAGGCGATATCTCGGCCACACCGCACTCAGCCGGTGTAGGCCGGGGCTGGTCGGGGATGAAGAACGCCAGAAAGCCCACCGTGGCCACCACGATGGCGGCGTAGTAGATAAGGACGAGTTCTTTCATACGCTCAAGAGCCGGCCAAACAGTTTAACTAGCGGCGACTCATAGTAGGGCTTAGCGCCCAGCATGATGTCCTGCACGAACCGCTCCTCTGGGGTTGAAGGCCGCGAATAGAACTGCGGTATGTAGTGCGCGCCAATCTTGGGTGGCTCTTCCTTAATAAAGTATCCATCACGTAGCATTGTCTTTCCTCCTATCTTCGTTTGCGCGGCGAGCGTCGACGCCTTTCTTTTTTATCAACGCTGCCTCGTCATTAGTATAGATCGATTTCTCCACCATTACGTTGCCTGCAATCCACACCTCTGCTGAGTAGGCATTGTTCTTGCATGATGGGCACTTGCGTTGCCGCCGTACGCCGCCTGGCTGCTGGATGGTGTTTACAACAACGGTCTTACTGCCGCAGTGCTGACATTTCATAAACGTATTGCCTTCGCCATAATCTCCAGCCGTTCACGGGCGTCACGCAGTGCGCAGTAGCGCTGGTGCAGGCGCTGCAGGTGGGAGCTGCGGCGCTCGTTCAACGTCTCATGCGTCAGTAGGGCGAACACCTCGTCTTCTGACAGCGACGACAGAACGTCATTCAGTGCGCGCCAGCTTTGCTTTTTCATCTTGTATCCTTTGTTCTATGTCATTAACCTGCTGCAGTGCCCGCTCAAACGCTTTGGCCATCTGGTTTAGTTCCTTCTGGCGTATGCGCTCCTCGGTCTGCGCGGCCTTTAGTTTGGCCTTCCAGTAGTCAATTCTTTTCACGTTGTTCGGCCTCCAGCTCACGCAGATCGTTAGCAACGTCAGAGACGCCATGCCAATCGGATCTAGCGATCATGACGTGCAGGTAGTCGATCAGAATCTCACGCTGCGTTTCGTACTTGGTAAAGTCCATCATTTTGCATCCTCCTTGGGTTTAGTAAATCGAGAGATCG